ATAGCATTACGCTCTACCTCAGTAACTAAAGCTGTATGAGAAGCAAGTACAGGTGCTGCTGCGATGGTAGTAGTGTCTGTACCAATAGCCATGTGTGTCATGTTTGAATCTTGACCAGCCATACGTTTAGCTACCCATTCTTTACCTGAAGTAACTACAAGGTTTTTAGTCTTCTGTACTACTTCGTTATTTATTGCAATTGTTAAAGCACCTGTTAGTGCAAAGTTATCTTTAATCATTTTATAAACTCCTAGTTTATTTGTGTTCTATTTAATGAAGCTCCATTAAGAAGTCTCCGCGCTACTCTGGTAACTGTTACTACATCATCTATACCAACAATGTTACCCTTGTTGCCGTAGAAGTCTTTGTTTACTAGGGCACTGTCATCAAGTGTGAAGGCATCTGTGATGTTCTTACTAATTGTTGTGGCTAGTATATCATGTATGTTATATGCATCGCTAAATGTTTTCTCCGTTGCTACATTTGCGCTATCAGAGACTGTGCATAAGTCGTTTGCTACTTTAGAAACATCGCTAGACATAACATCCGCTAAAGGTAGTAGTTCTCCTTTATCCATGCGTATATGCATAGAGGTTGTGTCGTATAAGCTTAAGGCTTCTGTAGCACCTTTTGTAAAGTTTTGGGCTAGTAGGTCTGCGAAACCTAAAAGTTCGTACCTATTTGGTGATACACCAATAGTTGTGCCCCCTGCCTCTATTGGGGCGTTACCCTTACCATTTAGCGCTTTAGTATTTAAAGCAGTTGTATTGAGGCCACTGGTTACACCAAGGTCATCATATACGTTTATGGTATCTATAAAAGTTTTACTAAAACCTTTAGCTGCAACATCAATAAGCGTTTGATTATCTGCAAACGCACGATTAAAGGTAACTGTTCTACTTAGAACATCTGTAAAGGCTACGAGGTTTCCTTTGTTGCCTGAGTAATCTTTGTTTACCTGTGTAGCATCATCTAAGACAAAAGCATCGTAAAGGGTCTTGATGAAGGCTGTACTTTTAGTATCTGTAAAAATGCAGGTATCATATTTACCTAATGCCGTGCCTAAGTACTCGGAGTCATTAAATTGATATTGGTCGTTAGTGTTCTTGGACACACTAAAAATGTGGGAGTCTCCTACACTATACGAGTCTACTGCACTTTTACTTACTGCAATACTTTGTAAATCTTCTAAGGGTAAAGCCTCGACAAATGTTCGCACAAATGTATTTACAATAGCGACTACATCACCTACCGTATAGCTGTCTGCGAAGACTTTATTGTAAGTTAGCCCTATGATGTCTGTGAAAGCAAAGATGTTGCCCTTGTTACCATAGAAGTCTTTATCAATTTGACTTAGGTCGTCTAGGGTGAAAGCGTCTGTAAAGCTACGGTGGTATGCAACAACCTTTGTAAAGGTGTCAGCGAAGGTAAAGCTATCTTCTTTTAACGTACTAAAGTGATTTGCGCTAACATCTACTAGAGGTACATTATCTGCTAAATTCTTTTCTACAAAATTAAAGCGTACATCTGATAAAGGAAGTTCATCCCTAACCATTCTATTGTTAGAATCTGCGTCTGTCCATATACCTGTAGCATTAGCTAACGTATAGTTAATACTCGCAGCTGGTTTAACTGACGATACACTAGCTTGTAGTGATGCGTAGGATATTGAGGCGCGTAAAGCCACTTTAGAAGTCTGCTCTTACCTTAAACTTTAGTTTATCAAAGATGGTTTGCTTACGCCCAGATGAGTCTTCTGCCTCAATCTCGCCTTCGTAAGTTCCAGCCGCAACATCTAAAGTTGTGGGATTCCACTGCATGAAACACTTACCATCTGTATACGGTGCGTGTAACCCACAAGTAATAGTATCCAAAACTGTAGAACTGCCTAGGAGGCGAAAATGTACTCTTACGGTTTGCCCTGTAAGATTGATAGGTGCCCACGTAGTGGCATCATCTTCATCAAGGGTCATACCTGTCGCAGCGGTGTTTGAGTCTCTTAACGTAAAGTTAAGCTCTGGTTTGTCATCACCCGCAACAAGGTTGATTGTATCGTAATAAGCCATTATTTAACTCCTCCTGGAGGTTGTTCTCAGCATTTGGCATGCAATAAATTTGTCTTTATTATAACACTAGTTTCTTATACGAAGCCTCTATCTTCTAATTTATTATTAGAATCTAAATTATCAGGATTACGTAAGCCTAGTAGGTTAATTTGTTTACAACTTTCGACATAGCGTAAGTAGTATGTATTGTTCTCAGCTTTCATGTCACCACTAATAGCAGTGTGCGCTTTATACGCAGCATAGTTAAGCAAAGCCTCTGTGTATAGTTGAGGTAATCCTAGGTTAACATTAATAGTCTTAGCTAATTTAGGTGAAGCGGTATACGTGAGTATCATGTCTGTTCTACCGTCTTTGTCTGTACCTTTTATCACTAACTTAGCTGGGTCTTTAAACATCACAGATACATTACTATCTACACCATCTACTATATTAGTTTTTTCATTATTGATTGTAACTTCATCGCCATCTGTGAAAATACAGCTTGTTGCGTGTAAGAAATCATCATCTAGTTTGAATTCTTCTCCTGCTAGTGCGAAGTCTAACTCCATATCTTTTTGTAAGATATTGAACTTCTTATGTAATTCAATATTTGCTAAATTTATGTGTGTGCGTATCTTATTCTGGTTAGCTACCTGTAATGTTGACGGAGCAGGGGAAGCTCCTGGAGTCATATCCCCCACATTAGCTACTGCTAAGTTACTAATTTCACCATTAACTAAAAATTCTATGTATTCGTAAACTTTCACGGAGTTTTCCTAAAATAAATACTGTGTATTTATCATACCACGTTATTTGTAGCGTATAGGTTTTTATACAAAATAAGAACTATCACCTGAACTTTCAGGCTCCTCATCATCCCACAGCATACTGCCATCTTTACTATGAGCGTCTGTAGACACCTCACTAGGCTTCCATGCATTAAACTCACCTAACATAGAGATATTATCTATCTGATCGTCATGCTTAGACTTAAAACCTTTAACTGTGGCTAACTGTAACTCATTCATCATCTCAGCTAACTCAGTAGAGTCCCTCAGCTCCTCAGGAAACCACAACTTACCAGCTTTGAATAGTGGTACCGCCATTTGCTGGAATCGACTCATCTTGTCCTTATTTGGGCGTATGCCCGGACTTGTCTTCCCACGGCCTGAAGCTAAAGTAAAGTAGTTATTACGGTTCATCATCTCATTCTGAATCCATGCAATGAAACCCCCCTGCTGCCCCGTCACCTCTACACCTACTTCCTGTGGGCGGTATTTCTGAGCTAATCTAAATAATTCATCTATAGATTTATCCATCAGAGCTTTCTTACAGAATCCATCTACCCATAACCAGTCACCCTGATTATTATAAGCCCACACATTTATCGTACTAAAGTCAGCAGACTCTTTCTCACTAGTAGCGAAGTCAGTCGTAATATAGAAGTTAAATGCTCCCATGTTATTCTTAACATTAGAATGCTTATACCAAGTAATATCACTATCCTTAATGAGACGTTCTTCCTCAGACATAATACGTAGCATTAGCTCCTGGTTGAAGCTGTCTAACTTACCAGCACCTTTAGACTTATCATACTGACTCTTCACATACTCATAGTTAAATCTGTCCTCCCAAGCTCCCTTAAAGTCACTTTCAGGTACAGGAAACTCTTCACATACTGGGTAAACGTTAACATACCACACTCCAGACTCTACTGCCTTGTACAGAGGGTCTTTAGCATTAAAGGGGGTACCTGACCAGATTACTTTACGTCTATTAGGATGCAACGCATAGTCAATAGCTGAGTAAATAGTATTTTCTACACTTTCAATAATAGTAGGTGACCTGGCATCATCATCTGAGAGTAAGTCATCCAGTATCGCTAACTGAGGCCTAGTATTCAGCTCTACTGTTCCACGAACACCAGTCTTAGCACCATGACCCGTTATTACCAGCTCTTTCCCTTGATTATTTTTAAAGTACCATCTAATGTCAGTAAACTTAGATTTATCTAGATAAGCTTTAAGGAATGGGCTGTTATCACATCTACGCTCTAAACGTAGTCTCATTTTCTTGACACCATTCTCAATTGAGTCAGAAACATACAAACCATAATCTACATCACCAAATCCAGGAATAGAGCCATACACAGCTAAATACAGTATTAGATACTCTGCCAGGATAGTTGTCTTAGCAAGACCACGTGAACACATGTTAACGGTATTCTGCCTCTTGCCAGTAATGTTATCTAACATCTTGTAATGAATTACAGGTGTTTTATTCTCTTCACCACGTTCACCGTTAACTAGCTTAATAAAACTAACAAATTCTAATGCAAACTCGCTAGGCACATAACTTGCATCTAAAGAATAGTCAATATCGTTTAACCATTCTTCAACAGTCTTCTTAACTAATCCTTCCATTATTTTCTGTACGTCCTCAAATGTTCAACACGTTTAGCATCATCTTGTTCAGCCTCTACAATAAGATAGCTAACCTCCATAGAGATCTGCTCAAACCTATTTCTCTCAGATGAGTCATTAGATTCATTCATCCCCACCTGTGCCATTAACTTAATAGCTTTCAACTTACCTAAACAATCATTCATGCAATGTATCATTTTATTCTCCACATTATTAGTAATACCACACTCCCCACTAGCAAGTAAACCCCCACCATAACTAGTAACCCAGTAATCATACTTCTTCGTACTCAGTTTCAACAGTATCTTTCTTCCTGGCAATAATATCTGAGTGTGCCATATCTTCAGCTGTAACAGCTCCACTCTGAATTAACTTAAGTTGTTGCTGGGCTAAAGCTCTAGTCGTAGCCCTCAACTCATCAATAGAATCATTGTTGTAATTAACGTCAACTTCAATCTTAGCCGTTTCTGGGGCTTTTAATTGCATAATCAAGCATTCAGCTGCCTTCTGTCTAACAGTCTCTGATTTGGCATCTCTCATAAGCTCAGCTTGAATATTAATAGCTTCCTGATGTATATCCATATTTAGAATATGCACAGGCACCAATGTACGCTCTAATATCTTATGAACTAACGCACCTTTGTTGTAAGTCGTTGAGAAGCTAGAGATAGTCTTCATCGGAGTGTTCTTATCTACCAATCTCTGATATCTGTCAGGAAACACCTTAGCGTAAGCAATAGTATTAGAATCACCCAGTAGCTTATAACTTACAAACTTCACAGCATTAAGATATTCAGTCATGCCATATCTACCTAACTGCATTACATCTGAAAACCCCAGTAAGTTTTCTTTGTAGATATCTCTAAACTCATCACCCTCAGTAGCATTAATAAACTTAACCATATCTTCAGTTACATTGTGCCTAAACTTCTTAGGCATACTGGCTTGTAGCTGTACAAGCGTTAAGTCTTTTGTAAATTCTTTATTTACTAATTGCATTTTACTCCCTGTGGATTTACTTTAGCATTCTTACGTTTGTCCCAAGACACCCGTGCAATGTGCCGCCTGTCAAGATTACCAAACCACCATCTGTAAGGGTTCACATAAAAGTGAATACCATCTCGTTGGATATCTTCATGCCCAACTAACCAACTTATAGCAGTGCTTATGTTAGGAGCAGCCACACCAAGAGCTTCACTTACTTCTTTGTTTGTAGTAGCTATTTGCCCATCTAAGTCTTTTAAGTTAAACAGGTGTTTCCACACTCTGCCTTGAAGCTTAGGCATTGCTAGTAATAAGTCAATGCAATCTTTTCCATCTGTTGTTTTAATATCCATACATGCTTGCTCGTGGTCATATCTCATAGCCAGCAAGTATACACACATCTATAAAAGATATAACTTCATTTAGTAAATTGATATACTTATCCAGCATTGTTATAGAAAAGTATATAACCAGAGTTATATACTTCCTAAAACTTTTCCCTTGGAGGAATGCGGGTTGTAGCCATCTCCTTTATATATATTAGGACGCAGTCCGCAAGAGTCACCACTTTAACTAAAAAGAAAATAATATATTTAGTAATAAGATACTCACATACTTACCCACATCCCGGCAGTCGCAAGCTCCTTTGGGCGCGGGACGTATGCTCGTATCAATAGGGGGCAGGATGACCTATTCACTATTAGTATATTTTATATTTTGTGTATGACCTTAGTAAACTTACATGGTTATGATGGTAAGGTGAAGGCACCCCCCCTATTGTTTAAAATTAACTATCTTTTTTATTCTTTTTTTGCTCTGCCGAGCGTCAGGATACTTGTTGACAAGTATTTGGCCGTTACATAAAGTAATGGTCTAATTTTAAATAATGGAGTAATAAAATGAATACAGAAAATAATACATCTAAGTCTCGTGCAATCTATATCAATTTTGCAGACAATGAATCTTTGCAGTTTATCCCTACTAGTAATTACAGGGACATAACAGCCAAGCAAGTTGTTAAGATTTTGACATCCAAGAAGTTAACTATCCGTACCAGTTCTATGACTGAAAAAGGCCACGTTAACTTTAACCTTGGTAATGGTTCTACAATGTTTGGCCATATCAACTTCTTCGATAACGATTTAGTAGATGAGTCTTCTGATGATGACAAGAACACCGTCATTGCAGAACTACGCACTTTACTTAAGTCTACAGATGTTGGTATGGTATCTATGAAACTGACAGCCGATGAGGTTAACGCTTCCATTGACGCCATGTAAAGACCCATTAACATCAGCATCCTATTTAGGGTGTTGATGTTATTTTTTTTATAGAGCATCACACACACACATCACACATTGAGCGTGATAGTAAGTTTAAAAGAAATCTCTCATACTTGATAGCGGGTCTGCCGACCGTCAGGCAATTTGTTGTTGTATTCTTTTATACTGAATATTCCAACTTATGCTTAACACTTAAGATACTCAATAATAATAATAAAACAGGAGAAACACATGAAACTTTGGAAGAACATCAGCAATACTTTAGCATCAGTAGGAAAAACTATCGAAAACTCAGCAGAACTTGTAAACGTACTTGTAGGTGATGAAGGTCTTAAACATTCTACTCGTCAATCATTCAAGATTATAAACACAGCACTCGAT